GTGGAAATGACCGAGCACTACGCGAACATCGAACCAAGCCGCGCTGACGTGGACGCGCTGGAAGGTCCCGTGCTGCTGGAGTTCGGCACGGCCTGGTGCGGCCACTGCCGCGCCGCCCAACCGCTGATCGGCAAGGCGCTGGCGGACCGGTCAGGCATCACCCATCTGAAGGTTGAAGATGGTCCGGGGCGGCCGCTGGGACGTTCGTTCCGGGTCAAGTTGTGGCCTACGCTGATTCTGCTGAGCAAGGGCCAGGAGCTGGGACGCGTGGTTCGCCCGCAGGACTTGCGGGCCATTGAGCAGGCCCTGGGTGCAGCCGGACGAGGCTGAACCGCGTGCAACCACGCGGTCACGGGCCTGGCAATACCGGCATTGACCCCGTGCTTCGCGACCATCGGCAGGCAAGCCGTGGCATAATCCGCCGTCCAGTTTTGCAGGAGCCTTGGAGAGTCGCCCATGTCCGAACCCGATCAGCGGTTGTGCCTATACGGAATCAAAGCCTGGGACGCCGCACGGATCAGGCTCAACGCCCAGTGCCGCGCGACTTTCAGCCATTTTTCACGCTCAAAAATCCGCTCTTTTTCGCAATCTCCCGCGCCAATAGAATCAAACACTTACGTTTGCGTTTTGGGGAAGGAATTTCCCTTATCTCAGCCCGTCCGGGCAACCCAATCCCCCTTCTCGATAAACCGTATGCGGTACGCCTCACGCTCTGCCGAGGTCATAAACTCCCAGGCGAAGTCTTCGGCTTTCGGCCCGCCTTTGCACTGGCTGTACCGATACCAGCCGCCCACGCGCAGCCCGGAGTACATCAGGTTGCGCTTGATGACTCCGACGCCGAGGGTTTCCAGCATCTCGCGGAACAGTTCGTCGGCTTCGGCGCGGGTGACTTGCTGAGATGCGTAAAGCCAGTCATGCACGACGCCCGCCGCACGGTGATCCAGGCTGTCAAAAAGCGGATCAACCAGCCAGGGTATCGACGCCAGATCGGTGATGAACCAGCGCGGCACTGTGAACTCCCGGCCGTCGCGGGCGTGATACCGGAACGGTTCGAGCAGCACCCACTCGCCGGGCTTGTAGGCGCGCAGATCCAGCGCGCCGGAGAACCATGGCTTACTCATCGTCCGCCCCGGCACATTGGATGTTGATGCGGTTCGGCGCCATGGCCAGCGAGACAGCCTCACGATTTGCGCTGCGGGCCGGCTCTGGCAGCATGCAGTACCGGGCGACGGCATATTGGGCTGACTGGACGACAGTGCAGCCATGCAGGGTGAGCAGCAGGCAGGCGGCGATGATCAGGCGCATGGTGTTTCCCCTTCGAACAGTGCCCGCTCAGCAGCGCGGCGCTTAACGAGCCCGGTCAGCTTCTTGCCCGAGGCGTAGACCCAGCGGTCGAATTGGGCCGCAGCGCCGGGGTAGTCGCCCGCATTGAGCAAGCGCAGCAGCGTGGATTTCTCCAACGCGCCCGGCCCGAGGTTGTAGACGAAGCTCGACAGCGCGTCCCATTGGCCCTGCGTTAGCGGCACCCTCACCAGCGCCTCGATATAGCCATCGAAGCGCGCCACGTCCTCGCGCAGCAGTTCTTCGGCGCGCTCCTTGCTTATCTCCTGCCCCATCTTCACGCCGCGCGTGGTGCCGTAGCCGATAGTTGCTACGCCGACAGCATCGCGATAAGCGCGCAGGCGCAGCCCCTCGAACTGACGGATTAAGGCCAGCCCGCTTTCTGATGTGCGCATGTTTTCTCCAGGCATTAAAAAACCCGCCGAAGCGGGTCTGTGTGTCGCGAATGGGTCAGATCGCCGCGGCAGCCATGAACATCGCGTCAACCTGCTCGTCAGTCAGCCCAAGGTCGCCGGCCATATAGCTGATCAGCGGCCAGTCGCGGCGGACCTCTAGCGCGTACTCCCAATCGATCCGGGCGCGCTCGCCTTCCGTGCCGGGCATCGTGGCGATGGATGACTGGACGGCTTCGAGAAGGCCAGCATCGAGCAGCGCGATTCGGCACTGGCGCATGGTGACGGATTGCGGGACCTCAGGCGCAGGAGCGGGAACCACAACCCAGCCCTGGACATACCTCCCGCCATCCTCGCGGATCTCGCCGGGCTGTAGTTGTTCGCCAGAGCCAATGGCAGGCTGCGGGTCGTACTCCAACTCGGCATATCCAAGAGCAGCAACGTGCTCGATGGTGATTTCTGGCGGGAAGCTGATTTCAGGATGGGCACGGCGGATCTCGCCAGCGTCCACTGACGATAGCGTTTGTTTTTTGATAAACATGGATGCTCCTTAGATTTTGACTCGGCGCACCGGCCTGACTAGCCTTGTTTGGCTTTTGGACGCAACGCTCTGCTGACCTGAGCGAAACGATTGAGTCCACGCTTGGAATCCTTGTTTGTCCTCTGTCGACGACCAGTAATCAACTGTTGAGGCGGCAAATGCCTGCAGTCCGCCGATTTTGAAGGCGGCGTCTGCCGTCAGCCACGGGACTGTTGATGTATAAGCCGAGCCTGCCGGAACGCTGTTCGCGTTCTGGCCATGACTCCCAGATTCAGGCCTGGCGCCTGTCGTGTTTTGGATGGAATCTGGCTTTAAGCTTCGATAACACAACTCCAGCTCATCTCTAGCCGGGAGATACCAGTCAGTAAACCCTGAGCCCGCATAATCTAGGCAATGTTTGGCGGCTTGGTAGCTAACATGATTCATTGCGTTGCTGTTTGTCAGGCCGTCGAAAAGGCTCTGCGTTCCCGCCGTATAGCTGTCTACACCCTTTTGAACAAGGGTTGCCTCGGAGGACTTTGGCGCAACGATCAATGCATAGTCACCGTCGACATAGCGCATAATTCCGGCGAAAAACCCACCCTCTATTGGCGTGCCTGGAGCGAATGACGACCAGTCTAGCCCCCCTGCCATCATCAATTTCTTGGCCGCACTCAATTGGATGCCCCCTTGCGGCCTAGCCACGTCGCGCCATCAGTAGTGGAGAGGATGTACTCAACGATCTTGCCAGCTGCCGGGGTTGAGGGTGTGGCTGTCGCTAACCACGTAACCCCAGCAAACCATGCGAGCGAATAAGCTGTAGCACCCTGGCGCACGCGGACAACTATTGAGAACGTTTCGCCAGATAGTGCCGGCGCATTATTGAGAGCCAGCGTGACGTTGCCAGCTAGCGTCAGGTCGAACACGTCAGCAGCGGACAGATCGAGCGTGACGGTGCCGGTGGCGATTGCATTGGTCACCGTCTTGTCGATGTATTGCGCCATGCTTGCCCGTGGGCCGCTAACGGTTTTATTCGTCAGCGTCTCCTGACCAGCCTGAGTAGCAACCCCAGCAGACTGCAGCTGCTCGACGGTCACAATTCCGGTTTGACCCGCAACACTCACCACCGGACCATCCGCCACGGATGCCAGCGCATCGGCGACGGCTTGGGCATTGGTTGCGACTTGCTGAGTGTTATCGGCTACCTGCTGCGTATTGGCGGCCACCTCATCAGCGCGGGCGACTACGGTTGCGGTGTTGCTGGCGACGGTTGCTGTATTGGCTTCAACCTCTGCGCGGTCGGCCTCTGCTGCCGCCTCGCTCGCAGCTGCTGCCGTGGCGCTGGCGTCGGCGTCGATGGCGCGTTGGTTGACGAATGCAACCGAGGTGTTCATCTCGGGAACCATCAGTGTTTCTGCGGCTACGCGCGCGTCGGCTTTTGCAGTCCAATCGCTTGGCGCGTCATTCCTCGACGGCGCTGGCGGAAGCGGCGTGATAACGGGTACTGTCATTGGAAACTCCTAACCTCTAAGGTCATGTCGCAGAGCGCGGGATTGGCGATAACAGTCGCCAGGCGCTCGAACCGCCCAACGATGATGGTGGTGTCCATGCCGGCATCGCCGACGTAGAGGGATGGCTCGTCGCGCAGCCTTTCTAGCGTGCGCATGGCGGTGCCGATCTGATCTGTAGGTATGCGCAGATCAAAATCGACGGTGCGGCGTGACCCGCGCGGCGTCAGGGTGACGTTGCCGAAATCGTCCTCGTCGGTGCGCGTGTAACTGACCAGTCCGAGGCCGGTGCCGTAGACGGCCATCCCGATTTCCAGCGCGCTGCCGAGAACCAGCGTCCCGACGCGAGCCGTACCACCTGGTGCAGAAACGATGACCTGGACGTCCGCATTGCCGTAGGCCGGCAGGTCGAACATGGCAACGTTGTCCCGGCGCTCGAATGGCGCAAACCAGTAGTCGTACCAGCTGGTCACGCCGGTATCGGCCATCTGGACCGTTTTGTCGTAGACGGCGCCCTCCCCTGGCGCAGTCATCACGACGCGAACGCTAGTCCCGGCCACGCCGACGAGGCCGATGGCGTTAACCACCTGCCCCGGCCGGATCGTTAGATCGATCGACTCTGCGTTTGTCGTGTATTTACCGATCAGCCATTTGGTGCCTGCGCGTTTGTCGAACATGCGCCAGCGGTTGCATGCCCCGAGGTCGATCCATTTGAGCGGCGTGGTTGTCTCAGTGCCTGGCTCTAACGTATTGCTGTCAGCCACGCTCTCGTAAACGTGCAGGTTGTGCAGCACGGTTTGCCCCGTGCTGTACGTCCCAGCCGCCCATGCGGGCGCGTCATCAAGCGCGACATTGCTGCTGAGCAGCGTTGTTGGCGTCACGGACGCCGGCCGCACTACTCTCATGCCGCCTCCCCTTGTGGTAGACCGATTTCATTCATCTGGCGGACGCCATAGGCGGTGCTCTCGGTGTATTTGGCGATGGCGCCCAATGCAGAGCGCAGCCCGGCCACCTCGCCACGCAGGGCGCGCAGTTCCTCGGTCGAGCCAGCGCCACCCAACATCGCCGCCGTCTGGCTGGCGTTGTAGATGCGCGACGGGCCGGTGACTTCTAGTTCGGGGCCGTTCTCGCCGACAAGACGCAAGCCGCCAGAATGGAACCCTCCAGCCGCGAACCCCGGAATGCCGCGCTGCTTCATCGCTTCTTTGTCTGCCGCGCTCGCCCACTGCTTCATGTTCGCCGCGATATCGGAGTATTCGAGATTCCCCGAGCCCAGCCGACCAGACCAATACGCGACCTCTTCAGCCGACGCGGTGCGCCCGAACAGGTCGTTGTAAAGCGTCGAGACGATTGCACCGTTGTTCTGCGGCGTGTTGGCCTGCGCGGCGCCCTTCGGCAGAGCGCCGAGGGCGGCAACCACCGAGGCATTCATCGCGGCAATTGCTGCCGCTACGCCCATGACGCTGTTGTCGATGCCGTTTAGCGCGTCGAGCTGGGCCTGGGCGAACGCAAGTTGAGCATCCAGGCCGGCCATGTCGGCGTCGTACTGCTGCTGAGCCGTCTTGAGCTGATCCTGTACCGACCTGAGCAGCTTTTCTTCGGTCGTCAGCTGCTTGCCGTTGACCTTCTCCAACTCGGCAACCAGGTTCGCGGTGCGGCCCTGCTCGCGCTCGAAATCTTCAAGCGAGCCGTACATCGCAGTGTCCATTTGCGATGCAACGTCGAGCGCATCCTGAAGGCCCTCGAAACCAGCCAGAGAGCCGCCCGCCCGCGCCGTGACCAGCGCGCTGTTGAGCGTCATCACGGCCTGAGCGCGCAGCATCCGCACGGCATCGTCAGACGTGCCGCGCAGGCGCTTGAGGGCTGCGTCCAGCGAGCTCGCAACACTCGTCATCCCGGACAGGTTTGCCGAGGCCGTTGCGGCCATGTCGTTAAGCGAGCCAACCCGCGCGCTGTAGGCCGCCTGCAGCTCTCGCAGCTGGGCGGCAATGGAGCGCTGCAGGGCCGCATAGGCTGTGTTTACCGAGCCGATCAGCAGCGCATTGGCCTGCGCCGCCTGCTGCTCCAGAATGGAGTAATACTGCGCAGCCTGGCCGCTCAGCTGCATCAGCGTGGCAAACATCTCCTGCCCTGCCGCCGTGGTCAGGTCGATATCCTCGACCATTGCCCGGTAGGCCTCGCGGGATGCCGCCAGCTCCACATCTGCAGACTCGAAGGCCCGCGTGATGGAGTCGATGGTGTCTTCGACCTTCTCCGCCTCGCTGAAAAACGCCGCGTAGTAGGTCGCCGAGTTGGCTGCCAGCGATTCCAGCCCGCCTGCCGCCTGTGAAAGCGCCTCAGCCAGCTTGCCGCCCGCAACGCTCGCGTCGTACATGCCAACGTCGAGATAACGCAGCACCTCGTTGACGCCCTGCAGATTGCCGACGAAGGCCTGCATGCCTTCAAAGTCGAGGTCCAGGCCGGTGGCAAAGACCTTGTTCAGCTCGGCCGTCATGGCATCGGCAGCGGAGCCGAACCATTCAGCAATGGCCTGCTGGATTTCCTCCTCGGTCTTGCCCTTGGTGCTGATTTTGGTGCGCGCGAGTTGCAGGCCGTCGAGAGACCCCTCCTCAACGGAAAAACTCAATGCCTCGAAAAGCCCTGCAACCGTGTCTTCCGTGGCGTCGAATGCCGACTGGAACCTGGCGGCAGTTTCATCGTCCAGCGCACTGAACTTCGTGCGTTTTTTGTTAGAACTGAACAGCCCGCCCTTTTTCTTCTGGTATTCGTACTGCTGGCCGAGGAAATCACCATTTTCCACGCTGAACGCCAGGCCCGCGTCCTTGGTCTCCCAGTCGCCCCCGAACAGAGAGCCGCCCAGAGCACTGCCGAGCGCCCCGCCGATGATCCCGCCAATGCCCGGCAGCAGGATATTGCCCAGCGTGGCGCCACCCCAGGCGCCAAGCCCGCCAGTTGCTGCGCCTTTGAGCCCCGCCTGGCTGTACCCATAGAGCGCGCCGCCGATGCCAGCAAGCCCACCGATTGCGCCGTTCAGCGCGCCCGACGAGAGCTGATAGCTCAGCGGGGCATAGGTCATGCCGCCGCCGTTGAGCAGCGTCCCGATGACCTGCCCAGCGCCGGCATTGATGCCGGAGAGTGCGCCGCCGTAGTAGCCGCCGACGCCCTGGATGCCACCCATGAGGCCGCCAGACTGCCAGCCAGCCAGCGCTGCAGGGCCAACTCCTGTTATGGCGCTGTAGGCGGTCTGACCGTATTGAAACAGGCTGCCGACACCGATACCGCCGCCCGAGCCGCCACCCATCATGGCAGTCGCCTGCCCTGCAGCCCCGCCAATCCCCAGCGACGCCCCGATCTGCATGATGATCGGCTTGGTAATAGCCATGTGAGCCAGTTCGGCCAGCATCTGCTTGAAGGCGTCAGTGAGCGAGTCGCGGAACGATGAGAAGCCGTCCCCGATGTTGCGCCAGGCGTCGGCGAAGGCTGCATCGACGCGGTCTAGCGCGCCTTCGGTCCACTTGGCCCATTCGGAGGTGGCGCGGGTGTTCTGCTCGAACTGGCGCTCATTCTCCTGAAGCAGCTGAGTCCATTTACCGGTCGGGTCGCCTGTGCGCTCGATTTCCTCGCGAAGGCGTTTCTGCTCAGCCGCAAAGTCCTTCGCTGCCTTGCCAGCCGGATTGATCTTGTCTTCGAGGCGCTCCAGCTCCTTGCGATATTCCTCGATTGCGTCGGCCGGGCCGGTTGCGTCGGCGCCCTCCATTGCGAAGTTGAGGCGGTCAATGGCCTTGGCCAGTTGGTCGCCGTCGAGGTACTTTTTGAGCAGGTCGATCTGCTTGTTGTATTCACGCTGAGCGGCTTCGGCTGGGTACAACGAGTCGTAGAGAGCCTTGAATGCTCGCGCTTGCTCGTCTGTCGCCTTAGCTACGCCCTTCCCGGCGTTGAGTGCTGCATTGGCGCGATCGATTGTCGCCGCCGCCGCTAAAGCTTCTTGCTTGGCGGTTTCAGATAGCGCGCCTGCATAGCCCTTTTCGATAGCGATCTGAGTTTTCTGGACTTCCGTCAGCTTTCCAGACAGGTCTGCACGACGCTGTAGGCTCGCAAGAAAGCTCTGCCCCTCTTTGTCGGTCTCGCTTGCAGCTTCGCGCTGGCCTTTCCAGGCGTTCGTGTTCTGCTCAATGCGCGCATTCAGGTCGCGCATTTTTGCTTCTTGCGCGGCCAACTCCTGGTTTACCGTAGAGAGGTTGCCCTTGGCGTCTACAAGCGCACGATTCCACTCTTCGACCTTCGCGCTGCCTGGGTGGCGGTCCAGCTGAGCGTTGAGGTACTCGATCTGCGCGGCATAGTTCCGAGCCTCATCCTTGGCGGCCTGATACGGCTCTTCCATCCGCTGCAGAACTTGTTTCGCCTGCGCGGCGTCAAGATCCTCGACCGCGCGGGTCAGCAGATTGGTTTCTTCGCGCAAAGCGATAGATTTACGCGCAGCCTCTTCTGCGCCGTCGCCCCAATCGACAAAGGAAAGCGCAACTGCGCCGGCAGTCACGGCAAGGCCGGCCCACCCACCAGCCAGCCCGAGCACTGTCCGGCCAAGCCCTACGGACGCAGTCTGTGCCGCCGCAAGACGCTTCTGTGCGGCCTCTTGTGCTGCGAGCGCGGCAGTAACCTGCCCTGTTGATGCTGTCAGCCCAACGTTGGCGCGAGCTAGCGCAACTGCGGCTGTAGCCGAAGCAACCTGCGCTTGAGCAAGTTTCAGCTCCTCAGCAGCCTGCCGCCCCGCAGCTATCGTCTGAGCAACGGACGCAGCTGTGCTTTTGGCCGTGACGGTGGCGTATCGGGCGACCGCGGCAACAGCAACACCGCCAAGGGTAGTTGCGATGAGATCGATGTTTTCCGTCACGCCATCCAGCGCGCCGGAGAGCAGGCGCGACGAGGCCGTTACTTTGGAGCTTTCGCCAAGATAGGTAGACAGGTTGTTGCTGGCCCGCACGATCGCATCGTTAAGCGTCGTGCCCATGCCATCGGCGAGCTTTTGGTTCTGCTCGACGGTTTGGCGCAGGCCTTCGTTCAGGTCAGCCAGCGACAGCTTTCCGGTGATGCCGAGCTGGCGGATCTCCTCAGCAGACTTGCCAAGCGAGCCCGACAGCGTGTCGACAACTGACGGCATCGCAGCGATGAGCGATTGCCAGCTGTCTACCTCGATGCGGCCAGACTGGATCGACTTTGAGTAAGCATCGATGGCATTCGACGCCTTATCAGCGGACGCAGCATTGGTAACGAGCAGGTAGCTGAAGCTGTCGGTGATATCCAGTGCATCGCTGGTCTGGTAGCCAAGCGAGCGGATAGCGTCAGCGGTGCGGATGTAGAGTTCTTGGGCCTCGGCCAGCGGGCGATAGGTACGGTTTGCCGATTGCAGCAGGCGTTCCTGCACCATCCGATATTCTTCGGTGGATGCGGTCGCCATCTTGATTCGGTCGGCCATCTGGCCGTAGTTGTCCGAAATGTCGATGATGCCCTTGATGCTCATGCCGGCAGTTAGGCCGGCGAGCGTGGCGCCAAGCTTGGACATGGAGCCGGACAGAGACGAAGCCGTGCGATCGACGGACGCAAGTTCCCTGGCGTTCTCGCGGGCCGCTACGGAGTTACGCTCAAGAGCTGTACCCGCCTGGGTGGCCGCGCCTGCCACGCCGCCGACCTTTCCAGCGGCCTGCTGGTACGCATCGCCTACGCCTTTTGCGGCCTGCTCTGCCTTTGCGCCTTTAGTGCCCAGGCGCTCCAGGTCATTCTCTGCGCGGGCGACATCGCTGGTGTCGATCTGAATCGCTAGGCTGGCGATGTCTACCATTTCTTTTCTCCAGAAACGACAAAGCCCGCACTAGGCGGGCTTTTCGTGGGCAATAAAAAACCGCCCGAAGGCGGTTTGGCTTGAAAATTTAGGGTTTTAGCGGCTTGTCACAAGTTGCCGCGGGCAAGCTGCCTAGACCTGACCTAGGGTCCGATATCAAAAGGTCGCCATCGCTTCTGACGTAAAACTTACGAAAACCTACATACGCTCCATAAGAGTTCTTGGCGTTTATCTCACCGCAGATAATGTCGTCACCCATGCCCCTACTGATAGTGTATAGGTCGCGAAACTGCGCGCTCGATGGGTCTTTGAGGTCATATCCGGCCCTCTCTTTTGCGAACTCGATCTGCTCACTGGTAGCACCAACGCGATACCACGGCGGCCCATCGTAGGCATGCCCAGGCTGCGCAAAGCCAAGAAACGCCACCGCTACAACTGCAATTGCTCGCATCCCCACCCCTCCCTGTCAGAAAGGGCCAATGTAGCAGATGGCCACGCATAGCCGCTATTTGGCGCGCATCACCTCAAGCGCGGCGATCTCCATTACGCGCACGCCGGAAAATACCTCGTTCCGGTCGCGCTTCTTGATGCCGTACAGCCGCATGACGGGCTCAAGGGCCGAATAGTCAAGCCCGGTAGCTCCGGACATCCCGGTCCGCCACTGCGTCTGCATGGCGGCGAATACCTCGAAGGCGTCCCAATTGTCCGGCCAGACCTCAACTTCAACCTCGAAGTCCTCAGCCGTGAACCCGAACGCCTCCATTTCGTCGTCAGCGGCCGCGCCCTGGTACAAGGCGCGAGCCGCGGCGATCAGTTTCCCCGCTTGGCCTGGGTGATCTCGGTGATGTAGGTGCCGAAGATCTCACGCGGGGCGCCTGCGAAGTTCTGGCACAGCAGCTCGATCGACTCTTTGCCGAACGGGTCGTCCAGTTCCCAGCCAGCCAGGATGTCTTCCATTAGGTCAACGTCCTTGCGCTTCTCGATGCCCTTCATCAGCTCGGCCAGCTGGTCGCGGGTGCGGTGCTTGAACTCGAAGTTCAGCTCGACGCTTTCGCCGCCGTGAACCGGGATTGCCACCTTGGCCTTGAAGGTCGGGGCAACAGCGAGTTTGAATTTAGCCATGGTGTGTTTCCTCTTCGGGGATTCGATAAAAAAGAGGGCGCCAGACCGTCTCTGGCGCCCTTTGCAGTAGGTTCTGCGAGATGGCTGTCAGTTAGGCCGCGTAACGGGTCGGACGCGACAGCAGCGAGAACGAGCTGTTCACGGTGTCGACTTGGCCTTTGTTCTTGGTCGGCGTCTCGTTCAGCGAGACGTAGCCGTAGTAGTAGATTTTCGAGCCGTTCTTGTTCTGCATCATCAGCGGGCGGATGGCGCGAGCGTCGGCAGCTTTCTTCAGGGCCTGATAGCCGGCCAAGGTCGGGTCGTCACCGATCGCCATGGAGATGGACTGCGCCGAGTACATGGTCGGAATCTGGATCTCGAAGTCGGATTCGAGCGGACTCACGGTTGCGAACTGCTGCTCGCCGCCCGAAGTGCTGATGCCGATGATCTGGCTGACCTGGGTGAAGGCGGTCACCTTCATCGCGGTACCGCCAGAGGTGCCGACCGGGAAAGCGCTGGTGTCGCTGGTGTCCAGGCCTTCCAGCTCGAAGGTGCCTGCTGCAGACGCTGCGACGCGGAACACGCGCTCGTTGGCGCGCTGCCAGCCGGTCTTGAGGACGATGATGTCGCCGTTGGCAAAGCCGTGACCGGAAGCGGTCGCGACAGCGGTTGCGGCATTGCTGATGCTGGTCACAGCGACCGGCGTGCCGAAGGTGGTGCCGAGGTGAATGGTAGTACCGTCGGGGATACTGAAGGCCACGATGTGTCTCCTTTTGCCGAACTTGCGGCAGTTGTGCGCCCGTTCGGGCAATAAAAAACCCGCACTAGGCGGGCTTATTGGTCATCTGTTGATTTATGTGTCGGCGCGGTATCGGAACCGGACCGGCACCATGTAATGCGTATCGCCAGGAATGCCGGGGTACGCGCTGCAGGGCGATGTGATCTGCACCCAGAACGAGCCGGACTCAAGCCGGAGCGTCATCGGAAATAGGGCAGAGAGCTCGTCTGCTAACGTCTCCGCTTGTCCTGGGCCAGTGCTGAGCGGGACGTTGATCGACAGCTGGAACAGGCCGAGATAGCCACGGTGCGCACCTTCGAGATCGATGCTGGTCGTGTCAGCCGGCAAGAGCGTGGCGCGGATGTACGGCCCCGTCGGCGGCGAAAACTTCACGTTGTCCCAGGCGACCGGGATCGGCCTTGCGTCAGCCCATGCCTTCAGGCGCTGCTCGAGCAGCGACCGGATTCGCTTGTTGCTCATGTATCCAGCTCCCGAACTGCCTGATCTACGAAGGTTTGGAACTCTGCCGCGGTGACGCCGGCCATGCCGAGCGGGGCCTGGGTTGAATATCCCGTCTCAAGGCGATAGGCATAAGGAACGTTGTTTACAAACCAGATCGACTTAACGTCAGATGTGTAGCTATTGAACATTGCCTTCCCGGCCGCCTTCGTCGCTGCCCCGTTTGCGTCGACGCGGCTGATTTCATCCTCCGGCCGTGAGTCGAAGGAGACCTGCCAGTTGCCTCGGAATCTGCCGCCGACATAACCTTCCGGCGCCTTGATATCCATGCCGTCGTTGACCTTAAGCCCGCGCCTCAGGCGACCGCTGGCAGTCAGGTTCGTAGGATCATCCCGCAGCGTGGCATTCCACTCGCTAACAGCGTTGTTGTACTGGCTGGCGGTGGCGTTCACCGCCCACAGATCAGGATTGCCCACCGGGGATCGGTCAACGACCTTGGCGAGCATGTCGATGCCGACCTTGCGCACTACCGTTTCGGCGCTGCCTTGGGCCTTCTCGATGAACTTGGTCAGATCGAGAGCGAATGACATTTCACCCCCTCAGCTGAACGCGCCACGTTGCCCGGGCTGGATCTTGGCCGACCCGCTGCACGCGCATTCCGGCAATGGTGTCGCCGACCTGCGGCTCAAGGGTCACCTCAGCCTGCAGCGCAACCAGCTTCTTGTCGGTGGCCATGATCAGAGTCCCGTCGACCTCGTCTGAGCGATACCCTCCGATCACGCCGCGCCCGGTATAGGGAACGTCGCCAGATGGCGCTGTGCCCGTCTCCGGGTCGTACTCGCTACTGCCCGGCCGCACCGCATCAAACTCGGTCACAGCATCGGCTAGGTCGGTATCGAACGCCTCAGCCAGATCGGCCGTCAGATCGTCACGCAAGCCCATAACTACCCCCGAACCAGCTTTATCTGGTTGGCAGGGCCGAGCAGCGGAGCCAACAGGGCCAGCGCGAACGCTTCGCCTGCGGTGACCTTGCGGGCATTGCTCGCATAGGTCTTGCTGCTCGACACGCCGTCAGCAGATACGGACTTGCTCAGCACGCCGGTTTCAGACGCCCCGTAAAGCGCCCCTGATGCCGCCTCGCGTGCGATTTCCGCCCCGGCCTGTACAACCGCAGCAGGAACCTCTTCGAACGCTGGCAGCGGCTTTGCGCTAAGCCATGTATTGGCCATCAGCACCGCGCGAGCAGGGTCGCCAGTACCGGCCCAGCCTGCACCGAGCAGCGCGTCTACCTGCGCGACAGTGATGTAATCCATGGGTTATGCCTCGGGTTTCGGCTTGGGCTTGCGCGGCTGTGGCTCGTCCTGCTTCTTGCGACTGCGCTCAACCTTTTGAATGGTGGCGAAGTCGACGGGCTGGCCTGGTACCAACCCGTCTTCGTTTAACTTTGTCATGCGCTCTCCTCAGAGAGGCAGGGGCCGAAGCCCCCGCTCTTGATCAGTTGGTGACGAGGAAGCTGATCGGGACGTTCTTGCGGTCAACGACGCGGGACCATGCGGCATCAGCGGCCAGCTCTGCCAGGCTGAACGAAACGCTCGCCGGAGTGCCGGTGTTCTGGTAGCCGAACGGATGCAGAATCCACGTCTTGCGGGTCCAGAGGGTTTCGACGCCTGCGCCGTTGCCCTGGTTAGCCTCACGCTGAACTTCGACCGGAACGACCGGAGCACCGTCGCCGTAGCCGAACGCACCTTCACCGAAGATGACGCTGGTGTACTTGAAGCCGCTGGTAGTGCCAGCAACTACAGGCAGGCCATCGTCCACGATCACGCGCAGACCCATGTAGGTTGGGATGGTCAGGCGACCCTGGCTGTCCGGCACATACACGATGTCATCGTTCTTCACCATCTGCTTCATCACGGCAGAGTGAACAGCGATCGCTCGCAGCGCATCAGCCGCATCGCCCATGGTGTAAACGGCGTCGGTGAAGGTGTCGCGGTTGAACTTGGTGGTCGCGGTCTGCGAGCCGGTGGCTTCGGCGGCCACGTTGATGACCATATCGCCGCTGTTGTTGGCCACGTTATCGGCCAGGATGCCGTTGCACGAGGCAATCAGGCGGCGCTGCCACTGACGCAGCCAGTAGGCGTCGACGCGAGCGCGGATCTGATCCATCGCACGGCTACCCATGGCCAGCTCTGAGGCCAGATCGGCAGCAGACAGGCCTTTGTTCAGGAACGCCTTTCGCGCGATCTGCTCGCCCTGGACGATCTTGTCCGGGGTGGCCAGGGTGGCAGGGTTGTCAGTGGACAGGTTCGGCGCAACGGTGGCGTCGATATCCTTCCAGAACGGCAGCTCTGCAGTCTTGCCGGCTGCGGTGGCGATGCCATCGAGCAGGGAGTTACGGGTGACAACGCCAGACTCGAAGAACGCCGTCTTCTCGGGGCTGTTGACGGACGGCAGGTCTTGGAAAACCTTAACGTCGATGATGTCGCTCAGTTGAACAGTGGCCATGGGGGTTATTCTCCGGTGCCGTAGTAGTCAGTTTTAAGGCGTTCGTACTGGGCAGGGTCGCGCTTGCGAATGTCCGACAGTTCCGCGCCTGAGTATTCGTTGAACTTCTTCACGGCCCCGCCGTGGTTGCTGCTAGTGGAAGCCCCGCCCCCGGTCACCCCGCTGGCATCAACCAGAAAGGGGTATTTGCTCTTCAGATGGGCCAGCACCTTGTCGGGCTCGACCTCTACGCCGCCGATCTCGAAGCGGACCCCGGCGTCTGTGTGCTTGGCCAGTTGCGCGACCTTCTCGGCCAATAGCTCGGAACGGTCGCGGTCTTTCGATAGCTGGCCTGCCAGGCGCTGCGCTTCCAGGCTGATTTCCTGGCGCTGAACCTTGCTTTGGAATTCAGCGAACTTGTCGGCCAGCTCTTGCTTGGCCTTCTGCTCGCGCTCGTACAAGGACTTGAACTCGCCCTTCTCGCGCTGGCGTTCTTCCTCGGCGGCCGCTTGAGCCTCTTCAAGTTCGCGGGCGCGCTGCTTGGCGGTCTTGGTCTCGCCTAGCAATTCATCGAGCTTTGCTTTCAGGCCGCCCGTCTCTTTCTCGACTGCTGCCTTCATTTCGTCGGCGGTGAATGCCTCGACTTCTGTACCGTCTTGCAGGATCAACTTAGCCATGTGCCCTCCGGGCGTATGGAGCCGGTCACTGACCAGCAGGCAATAAAAAACCCGCACTAGGCGGGTTCGGTTTGAATCTTGGTTGGCGTTACATGATGACGCGCTCGCCTTTCATGGCGCATAGGAAGCAAAGCCTCTGCTTCGTCGCTGTCTTGCCAGTGCCGATCTTGGTTTCGATGTACTCGCGGCCACCGCAACGGTGACACTGCGGCATAGCGCGGGGCTTGGGAGCCTTGCGCACACGGTCGCGCACCTGCTCGGCAGGCGTGTCGGGTGGCTTGGAGCCTTCGATAACGGTGAATCGGCGTTCGGTCATGCAGCGATTCTAGCGAACGCCGCGGCATCACGCTCGCGCAATTCCTCGAGCGTCAGATAGCGGCCATTCGGGGCGTACAGGTCCGGCAGCTTCAGCCCTCCCTCGCGGATCAGCCTGCCACGCTCCGGGCCTAGCACCTGATCCTGCCGCGCTGCCGATTGACGTTGTAGCCAGGACGCGAAAGTCGTCTCGGCCGGCACCTGTCCGTCCATGCTGGCACGCTCGCTCGGGCTCATCTCGTCAATCGGAATGCCCAACTCACGCCAGCTTTTCGTCACGGGCGTGGAAGTCGAACGGCAGTTCCAGTGAATGCGCCCCGGGCCTTGCAGCCACGGCACCTTATGGCCGATGGGCTTGTGACTGCCGGCTTCATACTTGAGGCCATCGCGTATGCGGCACGGCTCGGATGTTTTGGTGTCGAGCGTGCTGCGCCAGACTTCCGCCTTGATCAGGTCGCGGTTCGCATCGTTGAACTGCTCGCGCGCCACCTGCGCTGTATGGCTGATAGCCGTCTGTACGACTGCCATCAGATCGCGTCGTGGCCGCTGTAGCAGCCCATCAGCGTAACCGGCAGCACGAGTGCCGCGAATACCGCGGACGATTTCCGAGGCGGTCTTGCCTTCGACGTAGCCGATGCGGATAGCATTCCGAATCTTCGTCATGCGCTCGGCTTCGATGTGGCTTGCCCACTCCTTCATGAGGCGCCCCTGAAATGGCCTCGACATGGCCGCCGCGTACACCTGGGCAGGCGCTACCGAGGCAATCGAATAGCGCACCAGTACCGGCGCGGGGATCACTTCACGGTAGAGACTGACCTGATAGCCAGACTCATACGCCGCGAAGGCCTGCAGTTCACCGCCCAGCGCCTCAGAAACGCTCGCATAGGCCGCTGCGTTCAATTCCCGCACAGACCCAAGCAAGCGCTCCAATCGTTCGACAGTGAACGAATCAGCAGGCATCCGCTCAAGGGCTGCGGCCAGTTCGGCAGCAAGGTCCGCGTCCGTCTTGTTCAGCAGCGAGATCATCCGGCGAATGACGCCTTCGGAATACTGCTGAAGGTCGACGGCATGGGCTGTCAGTTCATCGAATAGCAGCTCGTTGACGGTTGCCATCAGATCACCCCAAGCGCCGGCCCCTGGCTAGCGATGCGTTCCTGTTCTTCCTGCCAGTTGTATTCGTCGCTGATCACGCTGCGGCGCTGCATCTCGGCGAACAGGGTTTCATCCGACAGCTTGCCGGCCGACGCCATGTTGAGCAGCAGTGGCAGCGTTGTTTCGGGGGCGAAATCTTGCTCAAAATTGCCACGCATCTCGACGGCGCCACCATCCGGCAAGCCGCGATAGTCCGCGAATATCTGCAGCATCTGCGCGATACAGTCAGCGAATTGCGAGGCCATACGGGCCAGCGGGGACAGCTCTTGCGCTGCCTCCTCGTTCGCCTGTGCGGCGGTCTTGGTCTGCTGCTTGTCTTTCTGCAGCAGCTTGGCGCCGGCCATGCGCATCTCTTCAATGAGGTCTTGCAGCGACTCCCGGCCAGCGGTGATAGCGGCCCCGGTGTGCTCGACGTACTTGGCATCGCCGTCTTTCGGCATACGGGTCGCGCTACCTGCACTGATGACCAGCTGGAATTGCTCGTCGTCAGTGAACATGAACAGCAGCGGGACGCGGGCGACGTGCAGGAGGTTGTCCTGATCGCTCTGCGACTGCCAGTGTTTGACGTTCAGGTACGCTAGTTCGAGCAATGGCGGGCGAGCCGTCATCATTCCCGTGCGACCGGTGTAGAAGGTCACCCAAGGGATATAGGACAGGCTTGTGCTGCCTTCCTCGTGCATTGTCCAGCTGCCACCTTCCTGCTTGCGGTAGGTGCGCCACAGGCCAGGCTCAAGGACTCGGACCTGCTCAACCACTTTGACGCCGAAGTCACCATCAGGCACCTCGACCGATTCGGTAAAGCGAACCTGCAGCAGCCTACCGCCATCGGCACGCCAGCCCAGCACGCGCTCCGGGTGAATCAGTACGGCATACGGGCGAACTCCTGCCGCTTCCTCGTCGGCTGCGGTCTGCAGCTCACCGGCCTGCGGATAATCGATCAGCGCGTGACACAGGCCATAGCTCAGTGCCGTGCGGAAATACTCGACAGCCCACGCATTAAGGTCGTTACCGCCTAGGTCCACGTCCTCGCACAGCTCAGCCACAACAGGCGGCACATCGTCGCCAATCTGCAAAGGCTCAGCGAAAACGCGGCTGGTATTGCTGTTCACTGTCTCGGCATAGGCAGGCAGCAGCGTGGAGAGGCGCAGACGGGACAAATAGGCGTCGTCTTCCTCCGCCGGGTACTGAGGCAGCAATGCCTTAGCGGCGTTGCGCATAGCCTTCGTACCACCCATCAGCGGCGCAACGATGGCCCAATCCTCGCGCATGGCGTCCACGGCCGGGATTGTTTGGCTTGGGTCGTTGCTGCTCATGGGCGTTACATCCGTAGCGATTGGGTTGAGGTAATCCGCTTGATGATTGGGAAGCGGTGAACGACGAAGTACCCGAAGGCATCGGCCGGGTCTTCCGTGCCGTCCTTGTTGGGCTCTCCATGCTCGTTGTATGCCTGCTGCTCGAGCACCTGAGTGGTGACCGGGCATTTGTCGGTGTTGACCTTCAGCCGGCGCACGCCCTCGCCGTTGAGGAACATGGCGTTGACGGCCAGCACCCGGTCACGAACCATTGGGTTTGCCGGGTTGACGCGGACCGTGAAGCCGGCCTGCTTGAGCAAGCTGTGGTCCGACTCGCTGCCGTTGACGCTCTTGCGGTTCTTACCGCTGGCGTCGGGGTAAACCGTGATCTTGTGGCCTGGGAATCGCTCAAGTAGCGCAGCGATCATTGCCGGCGTATCGAATAGGCTGGTCAGCTCATCCAGTTGCCGCGGCTCACCATCACGAATGACGAACACGCAGGCCGCCATCCGATTGATGTTGAAGTCCATACCTACATGCAGCTCTTCACCCGGACGAATCGTCTCGTCGGTGTGATTCAGCCGCCGGCAGAAGTTCGGGTAGACCGATCCGCTCACCAGGTTGACGAACTGGCCGTCAATGTAGGCGTCGACCAGGTTGGCCGGGTACGACTCACGCAGCGAGGGGATGTAGTCCTTCGGCAGGTTCTTGGCGTTCTGCCGCGTGCTGGCATGGACGATGCCATACAGCGGGCGCTGGCTTGGGTTTGCGGCCAGTTCCTTGACGAACTTGCGATAGACCCAGTTGAACCCCTCCGGCGTGGTCGTCACGTCGATGGTGTTCTCTCCGCGGGCCGGCCAGACGGTCGACATACGGGCGATGATCTTTTTCCAGGCGCTGTCAGCCTTCTTGATCGGCATGCAGTCGATCTCGTCGACCAGGGCGTGCGCAATGTTGAAACCGACGATGCGGCCAGGGTGCTCCATGCTCTTGCAGACGATCGTCGACAGGCAGCGGCCTTTCGAGTCGCGCAGATGCACCCGCTTGTTGCTCGGCACGATGTCGGCAAACAACCCGAAGGCCTCAGCAACACCCGGTATCGTGTCGTAGAAGATGTCCGCGATCTGCGGATATGTCGGTGCGAAGTAGCCCTGCGGAATGCCAGGGTGCTCCAGTGCGTTGATACACAGCCGCACGCAGCCTACGAACGTCTTGCCGCTTCGATACCCACCGACGAACGCAGAGAACTTCTTCGGGTGGCTGATGAACTCGAACTGCGGCTTATTCAGCTTCAGGGTCGCTTGCATCTTCCACCCCGATAATGACTTGCTTGGGTTCAGGCAGGCCTTGATTCGGGTCTTCCAGTTCTCGGCGCAGCTTCTCGTTCGCTAGGCGCTTGCCTTCCAGATCCTCGCGGGTCTTTGTCAGCGACTCGATGCGCGCCAGGTAGCGATCAGCCAGCAGGTCGTAGCCGTCCGCCTTCGCCATCAGCACGCGATTCAGCAGAACCTTCGTCAGCCGTAGCTCTTGGTCGATCTGGTCAATCTCGGCAGCATGGAAGTCGGCCTGCTCTTCATCCGTCAGGTACTTGCTATAAATCGATCCAGGCTTGGCCGCATTCTTGTTACCGGGCGCGCCGGTACTCTTGCCGCCGTGCAACTTGCAGCGCTTGGAACCCGGTATCGCATGCCGCTTGCATGGTTCCCCGCTGCGGGTCTTAGCTCCGCATAGGGCCATGGCTGGGCCTCATTCATGGGGTGGTTATCGCGAACGATTCATTCAACGTCGTTCGAGCGTCATTCAATGACCTTCTGCATCCACTCCTCCACGATCCGCTGCAACACGGGCTCGGTCAGGATGCTGGATGGCTGCCTTCCGGCTATTACGTCGCGAAGGAGGCTGTGCGGTATCTGGTGCACTGCGTCAGACGCATCGATGATGACGTGCGGCTGCCTGTCGGTTAGATCGACGACGTTTTGCATGGGCGCGCTCTCGGGTTACTGCCTTCCACGCCTCCATCCCCACCATCAGGCATACGCATAGAGCGATGCGGAGGAGTAGGAGGGTTGCGTGGAGGCGTTTCACTTCGGCTCACCGGTAACGGATGGCTGCGACACCACCCGGGCGACAGCCATTGCCACGCCGAGGACCATGTTCACGCTTGCCCATGCGACGGGGCTGATGTGGCCCTCGAACGCCACCCATGCACCGGCTGCGGCGTTGAGCACTGCGGTGAGGATGGCGAGCTGCACACTGGTGAGACGCCAGCACTTGCGCCATTCGGGGATCAGGTTCATGAGCCAAACCCCTTAGCCAGGAACGGCCACAGCTTGTCGAACACGGCAACCAGCACCACGCCGGCGCCGATCCCATAAGTGAGCTTGTTGCTCAGCGTGTCCACCTTCTCTGATACCTCGTCCTGGCTCTCTCCGATTGCGGTGAGCTGGCGGGTCATGTGCTCGAACTGCTGCTCGAGCTTGGTCAGGCGATTGGGTGACTGGGCGTGGTCGCGGTCGAATCTGTCCAGGCGGTGCCGGGTTACGGCTGCCTCTTGCTCCAGGGCGCCGACTCGCTCATGCACTGTCCTGCCCTCATGGCTGTCGGTCATAGTGGAGTCTCGTTGGTGTTTGGTCCGGCCTCACATGCGCGTGCGATCCGCCTATGAGCAAGGAGGCAGGCATGGGGCCGGAAGAGGTTGAAACTGGAATAGAGCCCGATTCCCCGCACGTCTGCGGGGCGATACCTGTACTCAGGTCGCGCAGTGTGCTGCGTGTGGCGCGTAGCCGATCGCAAGCAGGCCGGGGATTGGGTTGGGCGCATGGTGGCGAGCCATTCAAACGGCCTTTAGCGCCCGAAACTGGTATTTCATTGCCGACTGAAGCGCGGATTGGCTTTCTAATCGGCATAAAAAAACCGACTCAGTGGTCGGCAGGAACAAAAAAGCCCCGGCATTTCTGCTGGGGCTTTCTGTGAATCGCTGTGCGTGGATGAAGTTTGACGACCGAACCACGCACAAAAACTAAACCGTAGGAGGTTCATCAGTACCTAACGCGCGGGCTTGAGCGACCAAACTTTCCCCCACGCATCACCTCAACCCGGTTACGAATTGAGCGATCTTGCACATCTCAACGCGTGAAAAGTCCAAGATAGGCAAACAATACTGCCAGCCTGCCACTCTGTCAAGCAGCCTGACATGAAATTAATCCTTCCATGTCAAGAATGTGTTGAGCCTCGATCAGAGCCTTGTTCACCTGGTCTTCCAAGTCGCGGCGAATGGCCGACTTCCAGCGGTGTTTGGTGCGCTCGGCTACCGGGTCTTCACTCCAGCGATCCATGTCGTACCATGCAGCCGGCAGGACACTCGTGCTGCGCTTCCCTTCCACGCCCGGCAGCTTCGGGAATGCCCAGGTAGCGACGGCGCACTGAACGAACCGCTCCGGTGCCGGAGACTTCACCGAGCCGGCCAGCGCCATCATGGCATCGTGCTTGCGCTCCAGATGGGTGCTGTACTTGGCCACGAGAGCCAGCCACAACCCTACCGGCAGCGCCTTGTGCAGGCGGCCATGTACCCAACAATCTGTTAGCAGGGCTTCTTCCTTGCCGCAGATGGCACCCGGTACACGCGCAGCCTGAACCTTTGGCTGGAAGTCACAGCCCCCCGCGCTATTGATCGTCTCCGCAGCCAGAGCCCTGACTACTGCTGATACAACGTTCTGGTAGGTCATGCTGCCTCCCCCTTCTGCCCAAACCGGGCGATCAAGATTGCGTCGGCCACCGCCTGCCCCTTCCCCTTCAGGTCGAGAATACGAAGGTCCGGGAAAAGTTGAATTGCGCGGGATCGTGCCGCGTCTTTGTCTGAGCCAATCAGGCCGGCGCGCCTCTTCCACGCTTGCGGGGTGATGAGGCTGTAAGGGATGCCCAGGCCCTGCAATAGGCCCTCGACCACGCCAGCGGCATGGCCAAAGGTGAACATCGAGGAAACGCCTTGGCCAGGCATGGCGCCTACCTGCTCGAGGTAGGCATGGGCGGTGAACTCCCCGACCGTCTCGCGCAGGAAGGCAGCAACCGCGGCGCCGTTCACTCGGCTTTTCGTGCCTACCTTGATGGTCGGCATGTTGAGGTGTGCCACGTAGTTGCCGCCCTCAGTCATCACAACGATGGCGCCAGTGCAGCCAGGGTCGATTCCGATGATCATTTACCGGCCCTCGCCTTGCTCATTCGGCCCAATTCACAAAGCAGCCCCCATAGCGCAGCAGCCATACCCCACACCAGAGCCACATCTAGGCGCTGGAACAGGATGGCGCACACGGCCATACCCATCAGGAAACTGGTCATCTACTCCCCCTCGCCTTCAGCGCTTGCACAACGGCAAGTCGAGCACTCTCCGGAACAGCCGCCAGCAGCTGCGGCCCGAGCCTCTGCTTCTCCTTCTCCGGCAGGCCGCGACACTTCCACCGGATCCAGCACGCTTTCTTGTCCGCTTCGATCAGCGCCCGAGCATCGGCAGTCAATTCCGCCAAGTTCAATCCAGCATTCGCCGCAGATGAAGTCATTCACCAGCCACCTCCGGCGCGAAGTTCATGTGCTTCTCGGTCGGGAACGACACGTCCAGGCCGACTACGGTGCGCGGGTCGTTGCAGACTGCTCCGCTTGCCGCACGGCGCACGCCATCAGCAAGCTGTCGCCCGATATCGTCCGCGCGCTCTTCCTTCGTGCGGCAGTCGATGGTGTTCTGCTGGCCGAATTGCTCGGGCATGTCAGCGATCGTGAAGTGCTTCGGCGTCTTGTCCGCGTGCATCTCTTTTAGCCGGCCAACATGCCCGGTCAGTTCATTGATCAGCGCGCGGTAGCCGCCCTTGTGCTGGCGGTCGTCGTTCAGCTTCCCAGCGGCCTGTGCGTCGACGATGATCGCGAGGCAGGCCAGCGCATGAGCCAGGTGCGGCACGCCGCTGTCCGGGTCGTTCTCTTCGCCTTCGAACCAGGCGTTGAGGTGGCGGTTGGCGGCGTCGAAGTAGATCGATGCGCGTACGCCGGATGCCCGCCAGTTGCTGCGGCCGTACTTCAGCATCCCGTCCAGCAGGCCAATGGAGCCCATCGCGCTGGCAGTGGTAGGCCACAGATGGATCGGCAGCTTGCTCGAGCCGATTGCGTCCTTCGGGTTTGATGGCTTCAGTTCGCTCATTGCGGCTTCCTTGTGGCTCTGTTGTTTGCGATCAGGGGGAGCTGGCCGGGCTTTAGCGGCCATGGGTGTTCCTTGCGGCAGTCGTGGCACCAGACGATCTGGCGGCTGCTGAATGCCGTGGTGTCGTGGTTGGCGTTGGTGGGGCATGGGACTTTCAAGCCGCACCCCGCACACTGATCAGCCCGGCCTCGTACCAGCGCATCTGCGTCTCAGCGAGAGCGCGCAGCACGTCGCGGAAGTCGATCTCTGCCTTGATCCGGCCATCGAGGCGCGCATGACATGCGTCGCAAGCGTGGATAGCGAAAAGGTCGGGTGTCTTGATCCCTACGCCGCGCATACCGACCGGCAGATGGGCGAGGACGACTGTGCCGTCATCGTGGCCGCAGCCAGGCAGGCGCAGCGTGCAGGACTGCCCGCGAGCCGAATCGCGCAGTTTTTTGCTGACTATTCGGCTCATGCTGCTGCCTCCCCGAGCAGATCGCCGAAGAACACACCGCGCCCGGCGAACTCAGCCACGATACGGTCGGTGTACTCGATGCCCTGCCTGCGATTGAACAGGCGAGTTACCGGGAAGCCGTCCGGCCCCATCAGCGAGCACTCGCCCATCAGGCGCAGCTTTTCCTCATACGGCAGGTGCAGGAAGATCCGATTCCAGCCGTCGCGGAACTCCTCGCAATCGCGGCGCATGATCGGAACGCCGAAGTGCAACTTGCAGTAGCGGCGGGCATCGTCCACGTCGCCGATCTGCGTCATCTGCGCGATGCGCTCGTACAGGGAGAACCAGAGAGCGTTCTGGTCGAGAGTCCGGTCCTTGCCTTCGCGGAAGCTGACCACGACGTACTTCTTCTCGCGGTACATGGCGGTCAGCTTGTGGATGGCTTCGGAGAGGCGCGTGGCGCTGTTTACTGCGATGCGGTCAGCCATGGCGGCGACCCTCGCGCAGCCCCTGGCAGTCCACGCAGCACACCGCCCACGGAGCAGCAGCGCGACGCTTGGCCGGAATCTCCTCGTCGCAGTCGATGCAGAACTCAGCGCCCTGCCCCTGCAGCCTGGCCTGTACCAGCGCCACGCCACCGATACGATCTGCCTCCTCTAGGCCAGTAGCGCGATCTGTTACGTCGGGGGATGTGCGGGCCTGGTGGAAGGCTTCGGTGATTTCCATGAAGTCAGACATTTATGCAGCCTCCCAGAGATGAAGTTGACGGCGCAGGTGCGGGGCGTTGGCCTCGAACACGGCCCGGGCGAAACCCTTCGGCGTGGCGCTGCGGAAGTTGGCGCGTTCTGGCCCTGGCGGCGCAGCGTGGATTCGGTTGTCCGGGGCACCAATGTCGATTGCCTTGAACTCGTCGGGCATCACGAAGCCACCGCCGACCCACAGGCAGGTCTGCTTGGTGTAGTTGTCATCGGCGCAGTAGCCGGTGAACTCGTGTGGGTGGAAGGTGTAGTCCGGCGCTCCGAAGATGCTGGAGAACACGGACACAGGGTTCTCGAAGAACCACGGGGCGCCACTGATCTGACCCACCATGCGGCACTGCTCAGCAACCAGCGCGGCCTTGGTCTGGAAGTGCTTGTCGGCCTCGGCCTTGGCAGCGAACCAGCGAGCGCCGGAGACGGCCACGTCAGTGCAGGGCGGGAAGCCAGCAACGAACACCACGCGGCGACCGCGGATGATCTCGCCGAGGCGGCAGGCGGCCTCAAGCACGGTGCACGGCAGGCGCTCGATACGGCCGTCGTTGCTGTACTTGCCGTGCTGCGGATCCACTAGCACCGCGTCATAGCCGGCCTCGACCCATGGCTGGACCATGGCGCCGGTCAGATCGCAGAGGGAGATGATGACTCCGCTCATTTCCGTGCTCCTACGCCGCGCCGGGTGCTTCCGTCAGCACAGACGACGCGATGGTCATTGCCGCGGGATAGGCCTATGCCTGCCCCGGTGATTGCCTGGGGGAGGTAGCCTTGGCGCTGGAGTGCCTGAACCTCTAGGCGCTGAGCGGCTGGCGCGGAGTAGATGGCCTTGCGGATCTGCGCGCAGGCCTGGTGCCGGCGAGTGGTGCGGCTGGTACCGCAGATTTCGCAGAGATTCCGGCAGTCAAGGCCGCCCTCGTGCAGGCGGCCGGTTCCGATAGAGGTGCTCATGCCTTGGCCTCCAGCTCCTTGAGTGCCTTGAGCTGCGCCGCGCGCTTCGCCTCGAAACGCTCCTGCATCGCCTTGATTTCAGCGAGACGGGCTTTCTCTTTCGCGGCCTGGCTTTCCTCGACGGCTTCTTTCACCAGTCGCAACTTGGCGCGGACTTCAGGGGTCGGCATAGCGACGTGGCCAGTGATCAACCCGGCGATGGCGGCGCCGTCTTGAGTGATCGGCTCATGGGTCAACTGGGCGCGGTACTGCTGCACAACCGGGGCAGGCAGGCGACCGAGGCGACCAGCTTCCTCGACGGCCATCAGGCGGCGCTGCTGGTCGAAGCCGGGAGACAGGGACCACTTCACCGGACGATTCTCGCGGCGGGCCGTGTCGACAAGACGCTGGTAGGCGGACAGGAACGACATGCGCGCCCCAACCTTGTCGCCAGCGTCGAGAATGGCTCGGGCGGCGCCGAGAGCCAGCTGGATTTCGTCAGTCAGGACAACGCTGTCGAATTCGTCAGACGCAGCCAGGGCCAGCGACCAAGCTTCGTTCGGGTCAGGACGGCCATCTGCGGCCTGTACGCGCTGAAGGATCGCGGCCAATGTCAGCTTGCCGGTCAGTTCGCGGCGGCAGGCTGTCAGCGCAGCGATGATGTCCGGCGCGGGGTATTCAGACAGGTCCGATGCCATCAGTTCTGCCGCAGCCGCGCTCATGGTCTGGCCAAGAGTCTCGGCGGTAGCAACGATTGCGGCGGCCAGCTGCGCCTGCTCAGCGAAGGAAAGGGTTGTCATTGCGGACACCTCCGTTTTCGCGGGCGCGGATGCGGGCAGCGGCTTCCTGCGCGGCGTTGAGGTTCGCCTGGGTGTCTTCAATCTGGCGGGCGGTACGGCCGTTCATCTGGCGCCCAGTAGCCCACTGGGTGCGGTAGGACTCGGCTTTGGTCAGCAGCGAACCGAGGTCGTGACAGTTGCGGATCAGGTAGGAATCGTTGATCGAAACAAAGTATTCAGCGACCGCAGCAGCTTCGGCGCCGAGCCGCTTCCAGAGGTCGACAACCTGGCGGTTGACCTTGGCATTGCGAACAGGCGCTGCGCCGTAGCGGTTGACATAGGCCTGGGCATACGATCCCCAGATTGCGCGACAGGCTTCTTGCCGTGCTTGCTCAGCTTCACCGTTCGCTTTCGGCCGGCGCTTGCTCGCCGCGTCAGCGGAGACGAGCGCAAGTGGAGTAATCTCTGCTGTAGTCTCTGTTGTATTCTCTGTAATAGCCTGCGACTTTCCTGCAGCCTTGCTCGCAGGTTTCCTGCATGCTTGTTTGCTGCTTTCCTGCATTCCAGTCTGCAGGTTTCCTGCATTCTTGGTTGCATGGTTCCCGCATACTGCCTTGCATGCTTCTTGGGCTGCCTTTACCCGCTCAGGATCAGAGAGAAGGGCAAATAGCTCTTCGCTGTCGACCATGAAGTGCAAGCGGCACGGCACGCCCTTCTTCTTCTCATGGAGCACCCCGATGGCTACCAGCTTCTTGCGCGCCAGCTCTTGCTCAGATCTGGATAGCCCGGTTTCCTGCTCCCATTCTTCCTGCGACTTGTAGAACCAGCCGCCGGCATCGCGAGTGCGCTCCGTCCAGTAGATCGCCTGGGATAGCATCGATGCGCCGGTCAGCCCAATCCCCAAGGATTTCAAGCCTGGATAAAGGGCGACGGGCTGGCCTGCTAAGTCTTGGAGCTGCATACGCAGATGCCCTTTACTGATTGCGTGTAGTGCTGCCATAATCGTTCTCGGTAAGTTGATGTATCGAAGAGCCCGGTTGCCCCCGGGCTTTTTTGTGCCTGTCTATCAGGCGACCTTTACCGAAGCCGCCATGACGTCGAGGCTGTGGCGGGCTTCGTTAATCTCGCGGGCGATCTGCGCACGCTCGTGCTGCGATACGCGCCCGTCATCCATCGCATCGCTCACGGAGCGAGCAACGTCTGCGAATTCTTTGGTCACGTGGAGCATCGCGGCGGACAGGTCGCGCGCCTTGGGCTGCTCCTTGGCTACCAGCTCAAAGCCGAACGCTTCAGCCAGCGCTTCCAAGGGGCGCATGTCGCCGGTGTGGAGCAGGATTCCGAACAAGTGCTCAATGGTCAGGTGATGGGCGTCGTTGTCCGGGTTGGCGCGCTGTAGCAGGCTCACATGCGGAACGCCCATCTTTGCTGCCAGGCTCTTGGCTTCGTGATCCAGCACCGCGGATTGGGCAGCTCTCAGAAAATCTTCCATCTCGTAAAACCTCTTGTCTCTTTCCGTGGCGCCCTACCGTTGGTCGGGCAATACTGGATTCATGGAAACCACTGACAGGGATGTCGCTTATGCAGCTACGGGAGCCTTGCGAACCGCCTTGAACTTGCCGCGGGACAGGACCTGAATTTGGTACTGGCGAGACTCGGGAACCGTCTCTCCCCACATGGTTACTGCGCTGGGGCGGATACCGAGGGCGTCCGCTAGCTTCTTCTTGCTGCCGAAGAAATCGGCCACGTCTTGAGTCTTCATTGCTCGACCTCGGGTTAGCGTGCCGTAATTTCAGCATGCTTAAATAAACAGGTCAAGCAAATACTTAAGCGGAGTGCATGCTTAAATTCAGGATGCTTAACATGTGTGTTATGGAACGACACGAACGAATTGCCCGCGCCATCCAGGTCAGCGGGCTCAAGAAAGGCGAGATCGCTGCACGGTGCAACGTTGCGAACTCTGCCGTAACTCAGTGGCTGTCAGGTGAAAGCAAAAGCCTCAAGCCGGAGAACTTGTTCGCCCTGGCGAAAGCCACCGGCTTCAGTGCGCAGTGGCTGGCCATCGAGGAAGGCCCAGAGCGCATCGAGAGCAATGCCGAGCACTCAAACGTCGCCCCCGCACTGCAGCCACGTCGCGCGCCGCGCGCTTACCCGCTAATCAGCTGGGTGGCCGCTGGCGAGCGAGCAGAGTCGCCGGATAACTACTACCCAGGCGATGGCGAGGAGATGCTGGAGTCAACCGAGAACGCTGGCGAACATGGCTATTGGCTCAGGGTAAAGGGCAGGTCAATGACCTCGGAGACGCCGCCCAGCTTTCCGCCAGATACCCCGATCCTTGTGCGCCCTGAAGGCTTCGACGTGATCAGCGGCAAGTTCTACATCGCCAAGCATCGCGATGGCGAAACCACCTTCAAGCAGTACGTGCGCGACGCGGGAACTGCCTACCTTGTGCCGCTCAACCCAGCGTTCAACCAGGTGGAGATGGACGACGAGTGGCGGCTGATTGGGCGCGTGGTGGACGCGAAGATAACCGGGCTGTAGGGCGCGGTGGCGCGGTGGGATAGGCAGCCACATCGTGGCGCCGAGCAGGGTTAGGGTTTAGCCTGCTGGGTAAAGATCCATCTTGAAGCAGGAAGCTGGTAGTCGTAGAGTCGCCTTGTCGCTATACTCCCGCGCCCTCCTGCATCTGCCCAAGGACGCGCAATGAGCAATGGGAACGGCAAGTGGTACACCCCGATAGCGCACTTCTTTGCCCACGCCGTTGTCGGAACATTGATCTTCTTAGTGATAGCCCTCGCCGCAGTTGGGCTATCTTTTTTTGTCAAATGGCTTACATCCATTGGCATTGAAGGGTTTGCGATTGATGTGTTGACCCTTCTGGAAGGCGCCATCTTGGTACTGGATGCCTTGAGCTTTTTGGCCTATCTTTGTGTCACGACGGTTAAGTTCGTCAGGGAGCTAGTGAAATGAGCGGATTTTCCAAAGAATTCATCACAGCCGCAAAACAAAGCCCGCGCATGTATTTTGCACCGATTGCTGCCGCCTATCGCGCCATCATGCAAGAGCTGCGTACAGTGGGTCGTCAAGAGCCCACGCAACCCAACCAGCCCCGCCACGCATAACCAGTCCTGCTTCCATAAGCCCCGCACCTAGCGGGGCTTTTCGTATCTGCCATCCTCCCGCCACCTGCACGGCCTGCTGATTCCTGAACGGCCTGCAGCCCACCACTGAGCGGGCGCAGTGCAATAGTCTAGCTACGCTTGCCGCCGTACCGCTCCCATGCCAGCAGGACCTCACGCATTGCCGCCTTCTGGGATTCCGGTAGCGTAAAGTCGCTGTAGTACTGGTTTCCGTTGAAGCGAATAATTACCTTCTGTCTTGCTAGGATTTCATCCAGCATTTTGAAATCAGTAACCGGCTGATCCGCCCACTCCCATATCGTCCCGCTGGAGTGATCGCGCTCGAAGTTGCCAGTGCGCAGCTCTATCGTTTTCTCGCCAGCCTTGACGGTGACGCTTCGGACGAAGAGCCAGTCATCGGCTGAATATTGCAGCTTCATCCGCAATGGGTAGGTGCTGGCGGATCCGTTTTTGGTGCCGAAGTACAGAGACACCTTCTTGCCAAGGGCCGGCTCTTTCTTGTGGCTGAGCCAGGTGATTTCGCGCACCTCATCTACTTCTTTTCGAAGGTTTTGTTCGGCCCGGGCGATAAGCTTGCGCTGCTCTTCTGCCTTGCGAGCCTCCTCCCTTCGCTTTTCCTCTTCGATTTGCGCAGCCTTCCGATCCAATTCGGCGATCAGCGCCTTGGCTTCTTTAGCCTGCTCTGCGCCCGGATGGCGCTCAACCAAGGCCAAAAGCGCCTGCTTTGCCTTTGCTGCCGCCCCGCTTTCTAGCTCGTTTTTCGCAACGGCTAGCAGTCGCACGGCTCCGTTCCTCTCATCATCTAGTGCCGTCTCTGCTGTCTTGAGCTTGGCCTGCAGTACTGCTATTTCTTTCTGCAGCTGCTCAATTTGCCCCTGGTCGCCCTGGCCGCAGCCGGCAAGCGTTAAAACCATCGACGCAGCGATCATCCAATTTCTCATAGCCCCTCCCTCATATTCTTAGGCGCCACGACTATATCAAATAGCCACCGATAGCTTGGCTTAAGGTTTCTCAAGCCGACCCTGCGCGGCGAAACGGCAGATCTCGCGCGCCATAAAATTTCAGTAAGCTTAAAAAAAGACTTGACCTGTAAATTCAGCATGCTTAAATTACACCCATCGACGCAGCAGCACCGCGTCAGGGCCTGAAAAGCCCACGCTCTTTAACAGATTGGGAACATCGCGGCGGGGTCCGGGCAACCGAACAGCGCGATCCAACAAATTCCCCGCCCCATGCCAGCTCTGGAACTGGCCGTGGCTCCACATGCAGCCACGCGAAGTTGCGAAATGTCACCCGGTGCGACGCCAGTTGCGGCAGCGGGCAAGAGACGACTCAGACAAGGAATCGCAGCGGAGAGAGGTAATTCGGGATTTCCGAATTATCAGCCCAGCCCACCGTGGCAAGTAACGGAGGCCGGCAAGACAGAAGATTCCTCGGTGCGCCTCAAGCGGGGCGCATCAGGGGGAATCCACTGGAAGGAGTGAGTAATGAACATCTCAGTTTTGAATTTCGACGCCTACAAGATCGACGTAAACCCAGCCAGCCGCACGATGATGGACGTAACGGCATACGACGCGGACGGCGCAACGGTGCTAGCGAACTTCGACATCGAGCAGATCGTGAACCACTTCGGCGCCGCTGAATTGCTGGATGAGATCGGCGAGCAGGTAGCCCGCCGCCACTTTGAGATTGAGGGATAGCACATGGCCCAGTTCAACATCGACGCCAGCCTGAGCGACGGAAAGAAGCTCAAATGGTTGGCCGTAGCAGATGAAGGCGAAAGCCTGCAATCGGTAGCCGATCAGGTGAAGCGTGCGGCGGGCAAGAAGTTCGGACCCGCCGTGATGCTGAAGCGCTGGGGCGTGATGCGAGCCAGCAACGGCTACATCACTGTGACGATGAACGCCTAACCCCACCCCCGCAGCTTGGCGACAGGCTGCAGCGGGGATTAACGGAATGGAGAGAGAGATGAGGACATACGTTGTTTGGTGCTCTGACCTTGGCCAGGAGCAGGAAGACGGCGCGACGATCACTGCGACTGACCCCGCCGATGCGGCAGAAGGGTGGGCGGAATGGCACGACCGCAGCAGTGCAGAATATCGGATTGCCAGCGGGCGCGAGGAGATCGTGGTAGTCCGCGACGTGGATACCGGCGAGCAGCGCGAATGGATTGTGCGCGGCGAGGCGATGCCGTACTACACGGCGCAGCCTGGGGAGTCCGCGACGATCCGGGCGCAGGTGGCGCCGGGTCGGTGGGAGGATGTACCTAGACGTAGCGAGGCAAACAAATGAAATGGCAGCCGATTGAGACTGCACCCACAGACGGCACACGCATCTTGCTACGCGGCATGAACGGCAGGATTGCTGATGGACACTATGGGCAGCCGGATGGGTTTGCAAACCCTAAGCGGTTTGTTTGGCCGTACATCAATGCAACCCCGACACACTGGGCTCCGCTCGCGTTGATTGCTGCCGCGCCGGAATTGCTCGCGGCGGCAATGAAGGTGAACGCATTGAGCATCCAGACCGATGCGCACAAGGAATTGCGTGCCGCCATCGCCAAGGCCCGCGGCACGCCATGCTAACAGGCCCCGAAGTCCTGATCCTCTGCGCCTTCCTCGCAGCGCTGTACATGTGGGATTGGTGGAGGAGGAATTGGAAAGGCTAACCCCCGCCTGAACCAGCCAGGCCAGACCCCCAGGTCTGCGATAACCGTACGGCGCGCGGTGCTGGTAGCGCCATGAATCACATCCGCGCGCGGCGGACCTTCGGGATATCCGCGACGGGGATAAGCCGGCAAGTGCCCCGATTGCTGAAAAACACCGGCAGCCGTTGGCGGGACTCCACTACACCCCGTTGAGACGGCCGAATGGCTCACGTAACGAGCCTGCATCGGAGATGGCTTTGGTGCCAGCATATTCCGGCTGGGATGGTGCTGGCTAAGCGTAGGCAAAACCTATAGGCCAGAGCCATCTACCGATGCAGTGCGGCGTGGTAGGCATAGACACGCAAACAGCAGAAATGCCGGGACAGGCGCACCGGGGAAGAAAGTCGTCAGAGGGAGTTCCTTGCGGGCCGAAAGGTCGGGAGCCCTCTTGCGGAGCAACCGCATTGTTAAGGCGCGCCGGAGTGATGCCCGGCCACTGCATCACCCCTTCCCCCGCCCATCCGGGCAACCGAGGTATCCACCATGAAGCACTACGGACCCATAGGGCGCCGCGAACAGCCGTGCCCGGATGACAGCGTTTTCGCGAGGATTCAACGATGAAATTCGAGATCGACCTAGATGAATACCTCCTCTCCGTTGAGGTAACCCATTGCGCAGTCGTTGAACCTGACTATCGGTGCCGGGACAGCGCGGACGATTACTACGGCTACAGCGAGCTTGAATTCACCGTCACCAGCGGGACCGTCTTTGACGAGGACGGAAACCAAACGGAGCTGGATCTGAATGGTTGCGCAGCGGTTGCCGATGAGCACGCGGAGCGGATCGAAGATCGGCTGTGGAACATGATCGACGCCAAGCGGGAGGCGGCATGAACAACGACATTCAGAAAGCCATGTTCGACCTGTTCTGCATCTGCCACGACGTGACGCAGGCCGGTCAATACGAGGCGCACCTGTCCTACGCAGGGAACACGAACGGCGTCTACGTCCGCGTCTACCAAGGTGATCGGGCAGTGTTCGATCAGCACTACTACCTCGACGGACTGACCGGCGAAGGCGATCCGGACCTGCTCGACAAGCTCCGCGCCCTATCCGATCGGGTCAGCGAGTTCCTGCTACCAGCACAGGAGGAGGCGGCATGAGCAAGGAAGTGACGAGATATGACCTGCGGGTGACCAATGATGGCGCCGGCCTATACGCCACCGACGAGCCGAACACGAGAGGCATGCAATACGTCAGAGCCCTCGACTACGACGCCCTTCTCGCTGAGCGGGATGCACTGGCGAAGGACGCCGAGCGGTATCAGCTGCTCGCCAGTACGCTGCTGGCCGACTGCAGCGGCGCGCAGATGACTACGCAGGAAGGGGCTTTGTATCGCGCCCTGAATGCTATCGAGCACGTCAATACGCTTGAAGAGATCGACGCAATCTTCGACGCCGCCCTGCAAGGAGCCCAGCCATGACCATCCAACTCAAGGAGCTGGCCGGCGCTGTCGGCCTCGTCATCGTCGCCCTGTTCATCGGGGCGCTGTGCCACGTTGCGCTGATAGGGGGTGTGTGATGGCAACTGAATACCAGCGTGCAAAGCGAAAGGCCGTCTACGTGACCTGCTCCGTAATGGCGCTAGTTGTCTTCGCCGTAGTGCACGGCCTTGCAGATCGAATCACCAACGGGGCGCCGCTATGAGAACCCTCCCCCTCCCCTACGACACCGGCCCGCACGACGACACCCCATCAGGCCACAGCTTCGCAGCTGCTTGGTGGACCCTTACCGGGTTCGGCGTCCTTTCCGCAACGCTCGCTTTCGGCCTCATTGGTGAGGCGGCGATCTTTCACTTCTTCGGGTAACACCAACTACTGATCAGGCTGCGCGAGACGCGGCCAAGGAGCTCCTGTGTCTACGGAAACCCAACTGGCCATCGTGCCGCCGAAAAGAAACCGCCTTGGAGTTGACATGAGAAGCAAAGCCAAGCTGGTGCTAGGCGTCGGGCGTAACGATGCCGCTGGCAGCGTATTCGAATACGAGATTTCTGGCGGGCGTAAGAAGGTGAAGTGGGCATGCCCGGCATACAGAGCCTGGAAGAATAAGGACATCATATCTCTTGGAAATAAAGTCTACTCGCCTGATACCTGCATATTTGTTTCCCCCGAGATTAACAAGTTCCTTACAGATAGTAATTCGTCCCGAGGCGAATGGCCTGCCGGCGTTTACTTGGAAGGCCGTAGGGGAGGGTTCAAAGCTCAGTGCAACAACCCTTTCACTGGAGTGCGAGAACACCTCGGCTACTTCACCTGCCCAATCTCCGCTCACCAAGCATGGAAAGCACGAAAACATCTGCACGCCTGCACCTACGCAGACCAGCAGACAGATCCGCGCATAGCACAGGCGCTTTGCAGTCGATACATCTGAAAATGGAGAACAACATGTCAAGTCAACTGTTGGCGATCGAAGACATCAGCGAGGCGAGTGCGCCGGCCATCTACGTCAAGGGAGGCCTTCAGCGGTTTATCGATGCAGTCCAGTCAGAAATCGGCACTGAAGTTCCAGACACAACAACGCGAAAAGGGCGAGAGCGCATCGCCTCACTGGCCGCCAAGGTCAGCAAGTCCAAGGTCGCAATCGAGAAACCAGGTCGGGACTACCTCAAACGATTGAAGGAAATGCCAAAAATTGTCGAGGAAGAGTTGCGTGAGTTTGTCCGCACAATGGATGCCCTTCGTGACGAGGTGCGGGCGCCGCTGAATGAGTGGGAGCAGGCTGAAGCGGATCGGGTGGCACGGCACAACGACCGAATCGACTGGCTGCGCAACCGTGATGACCAGGTAGCCGAGCTGTCGGCCGCGGAGATTCAAAGCCGCATCGCTGACACCGAGGCAGTCGAGGTCGGCCCGGATTGGGAAGAGTTCGAAGCCGAAGCGCATCGCGTCAAGGCTGCCACGCTCACCACCCTGCAGCTGGCGCTGACCAAGCGGCAGGCATACGAAGCCGAACAAGCCGAACTCGAACGCCTCCGTGCCGAAGCCGCCCAGCGCGAGCAGAAGGAACGCGAGGAGCGCATCGCCCGCGAAGCAGCCGAGCAAGCCCAGCGTGAAGCAGAGCAGCGCGCCCAAGCAGAACGCGAGGCGGCCGTCCGCCGCGAAGCCGAGGCCAAGGTGGCCGCCGAGCGCCGCGAGCTGGAACTGAAGCTGGCCGCCGAGCGCGCCGAACGTGAACGAGTAGAGGCACAGCAGCGCGCCGAGCAGGCCGAGCGTGACGCTGCCGAACGCGCCGAGCGCGCAGCTGCAGCCGAACGCCAGCGACAGGCCGACGAGAAGGCCCGCCAAGAAGCCGAGGCCAAGGCCCGCGAGGCGGACATTGCGCACAAGACTGCAGTGCTGACCTCCATCAAAGAGGCATTCATGGGGGCTGGCGTTACCGAAGAACAGGCCAAGGCCATCATCAACATGATCCGCAAGGGCGAAGTGCCCAGCGTGTCGATCACCTATTGAGGCAGCCATGAACGAAGTCGCTAAAGCCCAAGTCACCGCCCTCCCGGCCCGCGTCGAAGGCCCCGCTGCAAACTCCCCGATGGGGATGATGCTGGCAGCCATTCAGCAAGGCGCCACCCTGGAGCAGGTAGAAAAAATGATGGACCTCCAAGAGCGCTGGGAGCGAACTGAAGCCAAGAAGGCATACGACGCTGCCTTTGCAAACTTCAAGGCCGAAGCAGTGCGCATCGTGAAAGGTCGCAAGGTCACGGACGGCCCGTTGAAGAACAAGAGCTATGCCGAGCTGCACGACGTGGTCGATGCAGTGACGCCTGCCCTATCCAAGCATGGTCTGTCGTCATCGTGGAAGCTGACGCGCGACGAGAAGGATTGGATGGAAGTCACCTGCTACCTAAGGCACGTAGGCGGCCACGAAGAAAGCGTTTCCATGGGCGGCCCGCCCGATGCGGGAGGCGCCAAGAACGCTATTCAGGCGCGAGCGAGCACCAAGACCTACTTGGAACGCTACACGCTAAAGGCGATCACCGGCCTATCCGAGCAGGACGATGACGATGACGGCGCGGGCGCAGCGTCTGTGCGGGTCATCACCGGCGTTCAACTCATGCGGCTGCAGGGGATCGTTTCGCAATGTAGCGAGGCGGTGATTGAGAAGTTCGGCAAGGACTGGCCGGACCCTTCCCAAATCCCGGCAGGCCAGTTTGACGGCATCGTATCTTCGCTTGAGCGTGCCGCCGCACGACATAAGCAGCGCATGGCAGACGGCACGGGAGGTGAACATGCAGATAATCCGTGACGTAGAGCAGGGGTCGGCCGACTGGCTGGCCCTGCGCCTGGGTATCGTGACCTGCTCCGAACTGGATTGCCTGCTGGTCAACGGCAAGGGCGAAGCCGGCTTCGGTGCCGGAGCCTTCACCTACATGGATACGCTGATTGGCGAGCGGATCACAGGCGAGGCCGCAGACCCGTTCAGCGGTAACCGCCACACCGAGCGCGGGCATGAGCTGGAAGCAGTCGCCCGCGGCCTGTACGAGTCGCGTGAAGAGGTCGCCACGGAACAGGTGGCCATCATCCTGAATCACGGCATCGGCTACTCGCCGGACTCGCTGGTCGGTGCCAACGGCCTCACCGAGATCAAGACCAAGCTGCCGAAGTTTCAGGTCGGTGTGATCCTGGCCGGCGAGATTCCAAAGGAGCACGTCGCGCAGTGCCAGGGCGGACTGTGGGTATCCGATCGGGAATGGATCGACTTCGTGTCCTACTGGCCGGGCATGCCCCTCTTCGTCAAGCGCGCATACCGCGACGAGGCGCTGATTCGCAAGATCAGCGAGCGCGTCTCCACCTTCTACGAACTGCTCGAAGAGCGCATGAATCGGGTCATGGGCATTGCCGCCTAACCCATAAACCAAGGAGCCGATATGGCACAGCTATTTGGACTGGCCCGACTGGGCCGCGATGCAGAAGTTCGATTCACGCAGGCTGGAAAGCCTGTAGCCACCCTAGCGCTGGCGTTCGATTATGGGAAGAAAGAGAACGGCAAGCGCCCGTCTCAATGGGTGGACGCAGCGCTTTGGGGCGATCGAGCCGAAGCTTTGGCTCCCTACTTACTCAAAGGGCAGCAGTTGAGTGTGACGGTCGATGACGTGCACATCGAAAACTTCCAGAAGAATGACGGCACCCAGGGGCACAAGCTGACCGGGCGCGTATCGAACATCGAGTTCGCAGGAAGCCCGCCGCAGCAGAACGGACAGAATCAGCAGCAAGCGCAAGCGGCGCAACGCCAGCAAGCCCAGCAGTCACGCCAGCAGAGCCAGCCGCAACCGGCGCCTGACTATGACAGCTTCGACGACGACATTCCGTTTGCCGACCCCTACCGCGGCGCCCGCTCGCTGCTGATCTGATCCACCCCGGGCGCCCAGCGCGCCCTCCTCCCCGGTACACACCCATGCAAGAGTTCAAGTACGACCGCGTGCACACGCCGGCCGCGCACGAGGCTGCTCGCCTGGAAATAGCGCAGAAGATGGCAGCGTTTGAAGCTGCCAAGGGACCAGTGGAAACCCAGCCGATCCGCGTAGAGGAAAAACTCATCCCCTACCGAATCACCTGCCCGGAGAAAAAGCAGGCAGATCGAGCCAAGGCTGTGGCGACCAGAAAGGCGCGCTCGGTGGCCGCATGAGCAGGACATTGAAAGGCCGGCTCGTCCGGCGCGAGACCAACGGCGTCCAAGAAAAGCTCTGCGGCGGCTGCAATGAGTGGAAGCCGCTGGACGATGATCACTTCCAGTTCATCAAGACGACTGGCGTCTGGCAGTGCTACTGCCGGCCGTGCCTTTACGCAAAGGCTGTAGCGCGGGCACAGGCTCGAAGGAAGGCAGCATGAACAGAGCCGAATACCTAAGCCGCGCTCATGAGTTCGCGCCGCGTGGCGAGCAGCTGCCGCACGCCAGGCTGAACGCTGAAGTCGTCCGCGAGATACGGACCAACCGCCGCGGGCTCACTGCACGCCAGTGGGCGGAACAGCTCGGCGTCCATCAGCGAACAATCGACAAGGTGCGCGACTACCGCAGCTGGCGGCACGTCGCCTAGGAGGAAAGATGACCTGCACAAGCCCGCTTGCTGGAAGGCGCCGCACGGAATACCGGCACTGGACGCCGGCAGAGGACGCAACTCTGGCGGAGCTGTACGCCACCAAGCCAATCACCGAGATAGCAGCCCTGATGGGGCGCGGCACCGGCTCGATACACAACCGCGTCTCTAAGCTCGGACTGACACGCCCGGATGAGTTCAAGGAAATCACCGGCTGCGGAAGATTCAAGCCTGGCCACCAGACTTGGAATGCAGGCCGCAAGGGCTGGCAGGCAGGAGGCCGCGCCAAGGACACGCAGTTCAAGCTAGGCCATCGCCCATCGAACACCTGGCGCCCAATCGGAGCTGAGCGCACCGACAAGGGCGGCATCCTCTACCGCAAGGTGGCTGACACCGGCAACAAGCGAACTGATTGGCGCCCGGTCCACGTGATGTTGTGGGAAGAGCATAACGGCCCCGTGCCGGCAGGGCATTTCCTCGTCTTCAAGGATCGCAACCCCTCCAACATCGCCATCGACAACCTAGAACTGGTCACCCGCGCAGAGAACATGCGCCGCAACTCAATCGACCGCTATCCGCCCGAGTATCGCCAGGCAGTCATAACGCTCGGCTGGTTCAAGCGGAAGCTCAACAAACTGGAGCAGCACAATGAACAACCTCAGTGATCTGCGCGCCATCCTCGGCAAGACGATGGAGGGCGTGCTGGCCGGCACTTACTCGATTGATCAAGCGAAGGCTATAGCCCAGGTCGCGGCTGAAGTGAACGCCACGGCGCGCCTTGAGGTGGACATGGCCCGCGCTACTGATGGCGACTTCCGAGGCTCTGGTTTCATTGACGTCGAGCCGCGCATTCCTCCGCGTGAGCCTCTTCGGAGGATCGCTCCGTGACTGATCGCACCTACACCATCACCGTAACCGAACGCCAGGCAGCAGAGCTGCAAGAGGCCTGCGAGCTACTGGCGCGGATCAAGATCGGCCAGATCGACCACGCCATTGAGCGGCTGCCGGGCTTCTACGACCGGCGCGACTGGGAGCAGGTCCACGCCACGCGGCACGAGATCCAGCGCCTTGCCAACACGCTGATGCCAGAGGCCACAAAGCGCCGAGAGGATGGCGTTGCGTGGGACTTGTATCAGGTCATCCGGCATCGCCTGTCATGGGATCGCGCACACGACCAGGGCGTCATCAAACCCGGCGAGCCGCGCAAATGGCCCGAGATGATGGGCGTCTGCTACGACGAGCCACTGGCAATGAGCGGCCTGCCGCTGGCGACGATTGTGGAGCAACCAACATGACTCGCGAAGAAGCTTACGACCAGGTGGCCAAGATCGCAGCCGAGCACGCCCTGATTGCTCAAGGATTCGGCGGCGTCCTGACCATCGTTCACCCAGCGACACAAAGGGAGCACGGTATCGAAGAGAAGTGCCTGTTTATGGCAGGACACATTGACAGCCCGACGCCACGAGAGCCAGAGGCCGCGCCAGTGCAAGTTGCCCAAGCCAGCCAAGGCGACCTGTTTACAGGCTGAACTGAACAATTCGGAACTATGGAGTCGAGCATGACCAAGCATGACTTGAAGGAAATGATGAACCTCGGCGCTGAGCTGGGGGCTGCGAAGGCTGAGAACGATAGGCTGCGCGAGGTGCTGAGCCGCATCGCTAACCTCCCTATGTACCAGTGCAGCACTGAAAACGATTATCGCCTGTCTGCTGCGAAGGCAATGGCTGTTGGCGCCCTAACCCATCAAGCCGACCCAACCGAAACCACCGAGGCATACACCGCCGTCGACATGGCCACAGCCGCAGCGCAGGGGTTCAGGGATGGGCAGGCGGCAGTAGAGCAAGCCCCGGTGCAGGATGAGCGGGAGGCGGTGGAGCGGTTCAGCCCGACGACCAGCGTGCCGCATTGCGGGCGCGCCTCTGAGGTTGAGGCGTATATGACCGAGGATGACGACGGGGAGTATATGACCGTCTCCCAGCACGAGCGCATCGTCGCAGCACTCACCCGCCCCGCGCAGACCGAGCAGCGGCCTGTACGGTTACCGCAGCGCAAGAACTTGGACGGCCTGCTAGATCCCGCAAGCAAGCGCGCCGGGATGGCTTACAACGAAGCCTTGGAGGACGTCGAGTTGCTGAACACCCCACCCATCGCGCAGCCCGCCCAGCAGCCGGAGCAGAGCGGCAAGTTCGCCATGCACCAACGCGTGCGCAAAACATCCGGCAGTGAATGGCATGGCCGTATCTGCGGCACCTACTCCACCGCGCTGACCCCGGAAGGCTACGCCGTAGAGAGCGAGGCCCACGCCGGCAGCGTGCAGATTTACCCGGCTAAGGCACTGGAGGCAGTGGAATGAACGCCTATATTGAGGTCCGCGCCGAAGTTCGCTACTGGGATGACGCCGAAATCAATGGCGTGTCGCGCGAGGACGGCGCACACGTACCGCTGAAGCAAGGAACTCTGTGGTGCCCAGTGATCCGTCTTGGCGATGGCGCTGTGATGGAATGGCCGAAAGGCACAACAGCTGACATCCATTTCAAGGTTTGCGACCAAGGGGAGTATTGGCTGCTGGACGCTGAGCGCAACCGCGTAGCCAAGTGGCGCAGCTTCTACGTTCCTGACGATTTCCTGTGTCCTAGAGAAAACGGCTACGGCGACTACATCATCATGAAAATCAGCGCTGATGGAGTGGTTGAGGGATGGGGAAACCCCGCCATCGATAGCGAGGAATGGACATGACCAAATCAATCAGTGTGGCGGTTGAGCTGCTAGATCAACTAGCCGGGATGGAGCTCGACACGACCGAGCGCTCAATAAAGATTCAAGATGAACTTCGCGCCATCCTCGCCCATCCCGCAGAGGCGGAAGGGGTCGAACTGACTGGCGAGTACCACGCCGACTGCAACAGGCTGATCGCCGCCCTGTCAGCCGTGACCGCCGAGCGGGATAGGCTGCGGAAGGATGCAGAGCGGTGGCGCTACGTCAGCCTCCAGGGCGACGACACGCACTGGCTCAACCTGCTGCGCGTCGATCTGGAAGACTTCGGCGGCAACATCAATGCTGCGGTAGATGCGCTTATTGACGGCGAAGCGCCCGCCATGGCTGCGAAGGAGGCCGGGCCTGAACACGTCTGCTCTGGCTGCGGTGCGAAAGGCTGGACCGGCAACTGCTTAGAGTGCATTCCGTACTAACCCCATAACCCCACCCAAACACACAGCCTGCCGGCGAGAGTCGGCGGGCGAGGATTTGCTATGACTACTGAAAACCCGACGTACTGGTCAGATAACGAAGAAGACTGGAACTGCGACTGCCTCAGCGATTTGCTTGCTGGCAATGACGAGCTAAAGGCAGGGGACACGGTTTACTTCGGCACAGGAGTAACCCCGCCAGCCACTGCCTTTATCAGTGCAGATGAAGTTCTCGAAATGATGAGCGAACGCGCTTATGACAACTTCGGCGAGCACGCCGAGGACTTCCCATGCGTTACGGCCGAGGCGAAGGCAGAGCTTGAAGCGATGCTGAGCGACTGGGTGAATCGCAACTGCCACCCAACCTTCTACCGGATAACAGACGTGACCGAATACGTGCTTACGGAAGAAGACATTCAGGACGCCAACGCCTAGCCCCAATGCGGGAGGAGATAGAGATGACAGACAAGACCGATGCCGAGTTCGAAACCTGGTGGCAGCAGCAGCCTCACCGCGAGCAGTTCGAGGATTTGAAGCAGCAGTTCTGCAACGTGGCGGTGGCGTTCTACCAGAAGGGGCGGGAGGACGTGGTGATTGAGCTGCCACACCGAGAATCGATGATGGCTTGCCCGAACACGAGCGAAGAATTCGACAGCGGGTATGGCGTGGCGGTCAAACACTGCCGTGCCGCCATCGAAGCAGCCGGCGTGAGAGTGAAGGAGTGAGTTATGAAACTGAGCCTTGATAAATGGGCCGAGGCGAACTTCGACCCGGCCCCGAACGTGAACACGCTTCGCCGTTGGGCGCGGGAGGGTCGCATCTTTCCAGCCCCGGTGAAGCACGGGCGCAGCTATTATGTTGAGCCAGACGCACAGTACATCGAGCCAGGCACGCTTGCCGGGCGCATCGCGAGGGATCGACATGGCGCCAAGGCCGCGTAAGACCGGTTCGAAAGACCTGCCGCCGAACCTGTACCGCAAGACGGATAGCAGGAACGGCGTCACCTATTACAGCTACCGTGACCCGTCTTCAGGAAAGTGGTACGGGCTTGGCTCAGACAAGGCGCAGGCCGTGCGGGAGGCTGTGCACGCTAACCATGCCGGCGCCAAGATGCAGCCAGCCCTGGTTGAGCGTATAGCAGCCGCGCCGGCCCGCAGGTTCTCGGAATGGATCGACGAGTACCGCAAGCTCTACGCAGAGCGCGATGTCTCTGACCGCAGCAAGGAAACCGTTCGCATGAGGCTGAACCGCATCAGCGAGGCGCTGGGCCATCACGATACGGCGGAACTGGGAACGTTTGAGGTTGCCGGCTATCTGAAGACCTTCACTGATGAAGGCAAGGCGCAGATGGCGAAGGCCATGCGGTCACTGCTCAGCGACCTGATGCGCGAGGCAATAGCGGCTGGATGGCGGAAGGACAACCCGGTCGAAGTAACGCGGGCCGCGAAGGTGAAGGTCAAGCGCGAACGGCTGACCCTGGAGCAATGGAAGGCTATCTACGCCGAGGCCAAGCAGCCTTGGTTGAAGCGAGCGATGGAGCTTGCGGTACTGACCGGCCAGCGGCGTGACGATATCGCGGCGATGCTGTTCAAGGACGTGTACGACGACCATCTGCACATCATCCAGGCGAAGACCGGGGCGCGCCTGCGAATCAGCACGAAGCTGCGTCTGGAATCGCTGGGCCTTGAGTTGGGCGAGGTGGTTAAAGCCTGCCGAGATGCGGTAGTGTCCAAGCATCTCGTGCATCACAGCCGCACCGTGAGTCGCGCGACGCCGGGGATGCCGATCATGCTTGACACATTGACCAGCGCGTTTGCCGCCGCACGGGACCGCACCGGCATTGAGTTCGGAGCGAGCCCGCCGACCTTCCACGAGATGCGATCACTGGCTGCCAGATTGCACGCAGCGGAAGGCCGAGATCCGCAATTGCTGCTCGGCCACAAGTCGGCAGCGATGACAGCGCTCTACCGTGACAGCCGGGGCGCCGAGTGGATCGACGTGGCATAA